GTATTCATCCTAGTTGGGAAGGATATAAAAAATTAGCAAAGGACACCAAATGATTGAAGGAATTGATTACTGCTACATCTATCCCAAGAATGATAAAACCTCCGTGCATATTAAATTCTTGGAAGGTGCTTATAAAGATACCATATTCAAATATGGTAAGGTGAAATTTAAGGAAGAAAATGAGCAGGTCTATTTACTTTTTGCTTATGATGTGTTAGAATCACCAATCAAGAAGCCAGCTAAACTGGAAAAAGACGACACATTTAAGAATTATATTGGTGACTTATTGGTAGAGATAATGTCATCTAACATTGAACAGGAAGTAATTGATGAAGCTGGAACAGACGATATTAAAGAACCTAATCTATAATGATGATTACCTACGTAAAGTACTACCATTCATAAAGCCAGAATACTTTACTGATAGAACTGACAGGACACTTTTTAATGAAATTACATCATTCACAGAAACTTACAATTCTCCGCCAACGATTGAAGCACTTACATTGGCCGGCAAAGAAAGGCGAAATCTTACAGCTGATGAAGTGGAGAAGTACGAAACTTATCTACAAGAGATTGAACAAACTAAAGATACAGAATCCAAGATACAATGGCTTGTTGACAAGACCGAAGAATTTTGCCAAGAGAAGGCCATATACAATGCAGTATTGGGGTCTATTTCTATTCTCGATGGAAAAGACAAAACCAACGACAAAGGCTCGATTCCCAAAATACTATCAGACGCATTGGCGGTAACCTTTGATACTTCCGTTGGTCACGATTACCTTGAAAACTCCGATGAACGATATGAATTCTATCACAGAAAAGAAGAAAGAATTCCTTTTGACCTTGATATCTTTAATCAGATAACCAAAGGTGGTTTACCAAAGAAAACACTGAACATTGCTTTGGCAGGAACTGGTGTTGGTAAATCATTGTTCATGTGTCACGTTGCGGCTGGTGCCATGGTAATAGGCAAGAATGTTCTGTACATCACCATGGAAATGGCCGAAGAAAAGATTGCTGAACGTATTGATGCCAATATGTTGAATGTCACCATTGATGACCTTATGAATTTACCGAAAGATATGTATGATAAAAAGATTACTAAACTCCGTGAAAAAACTGTTGGAAAACTTATCATTAAAGAATATCCAACAGCGTCTGCAAGCACCATACATTTTCGTGCCTTACTCAACGAGCTCAATCTTAAAAAATCTTTCGTTCCTGATATCATTTTTATTGATTATCTTAATATTTGTTGTAGTTCTAGGATTAAAGCAGGAGCCAATATCAACTCATATACCTACGTTAAATCCATCGCCGAGGAGTTGCGAGGTCTTGCCGTTGAGTTCGGAGTACCTATTGTTTCTGCGACACAAACAACTAGAAGTGGATTTACTTCTTCCGATCCCGGACTTGAGGACACAAGTGAGTCTTTTGGTTTGCCGGCAACCGCAGACATGATGTTTGCTTTGATTTCTTCCGAAGAACTGGAAAAACTTGGCCAGATTATGGTGAAACAATTAAAAAATCGTTATGCTGATCCAACATTTCATAAGAGATTTACATTGGGTATTGACCGTGCTAAGATGAGGTTGTATGATGTTGAACAATCCGCACAACAAGGTTTGGCTGATGCAGGTCACACAGATAAACCATTGAACACATTTGGTGACCGTGAACGTCCACAGAAAAAACAATTTACTGGATTTAAGGTATGAAATTAGAATTTGATGATGCAGTTCATTGTGCCAAAGTATTTGAAGATTACTTTGGTAATTTTGACCGTATTGATGAATATATGCGTGACCAGAAATTGAATTCTCTGGCTGAACTTCCATCCAATCCTTTGTTTCCAATTGAAGATGAATTGTTTCAAAATTTCACCATACATCCAAAAGATATGGACTTTGAAGTTATTGAAATTGATAATGAAACATGGACCAATCTACTTAACATTACCTCATCACATGTAAACATTCCACCAGTTGGTCGTAATGTCAAACTGGCAGTACGTGAAAAGAACACAGGAAAGTACGTAGGATTCATTCGTCTTGGTTCACCAGTCATCAACTGTAAACCTCGTAATGATATGCTTGGACAAGTGTTTACACAGAATCCTGCGTGGGGTAAACGATTCAATAACTCTGCAATGATGGGTTTTGTTATCGTACCTGCACAACCATTTGGTTATAACTTTCTCGGCGGTAAACTTCTGGCTGCAATCTGTACATCACATGAGGTACGTGAGATTGTGAATAAGAAATATGATATGAACCTTTGTCTATTTGAAACAACAAGTCTCTATGGAAGTTCCAAGACTGTTTCACAATATGATGGTATGAAACCGTATATCAGATACAAAGGTCTAACTGATTCTGATTTTCTACCTATGATGCATGGTAAACCTTATTCAGAACTCCGTGATTTCGTACAAGACAAGGTTGGTCAATTAGTTGAGGATGATGCTTCTAGTAAGAAGCTAAAAATCTCCATGAAGATTATATCACTTACTAAAGCAGCACTTAAAGGTACTCCTGAAGGCGGCACATTCCAAGCAACGATTGAGAAGGCTAAAGGGTTGACAGAGCAGAAAAGATATTATACTAGTGATTATGGTTTTAAGAACATGATTGACTATGTAAACTGTAAGACGGATGTGCTTATTCCTGGCGAAAACTATGAAAAACACAATCTGGTAAACTTGATTGAATGGTGGCGAAACAAGTCCATAAATAGATACGAAACACTCAAATCTGAGAGTAGATTAAGAACAGAATTAGAAATCTGGACCTCAGGCAAAGATATTCAAATCATCAGATAAATATTTAAATCGACAGGAACAATGATGGCTAGCAAACAAGAAATTCAAAACCTCTACACACAACTAGTTGTTAGTGTTGTTAACAGTAATAAAAATTTAGATTCACAAAAACCAAGTTTTGATTTCAAGTCAGCAGATAAACTTATACTAAGAGTTGGCAAACGAACCGACTTTAAATCAGATTTTGAAAAAACACTTAAAAATAGTAAAGTTCCATTTGTGTCTAAATTAATTTCCGGTTCTTCTTTTCAATCAACAGTCGTTGATTTTACACAATATTACTCGGGATTAAAACCACTTACAGTAATGTATAAAGAAGGTGGTGGTAATTCAGATAAACCAGCAAAAGTTAAGACCGCATGGCAAGAACGTGGCGCAGCATATATATTTGAACAATCATTAGTCAACAATGTGAACTATGAAAGAAAGATTGATGTTGCATTATCCAAACTAAAGGTTGGTCGTGATGTGTTATCAAAAAAAGTTTTGCCTGAAGATGTATTATTAGAAGCATTCAAAGATGATTTGCCGAAATTAAGAGATATATTTGAAGTCAAAGGTAATTCTGGTTTTCCTTATATTGATTGGTTGAATTCTTTTTATTTCAGTCAAAAAGTTTTGTTAGCCAAATATTCAAGTTCAACATTTCAACGATTTGAACGTGATGGTGGTTTTATGGATTATATTTCAAAACTAATCAACAAAAAATTCAATATCTCACAGAAAGATACCTGGAATCCAGCTGACGTATGGGCAGTTAATGGTTCACCTAGTTCAATTGAGAAGTATATTGATGACCAAATGACAAAGATTATGGATTACAAAGATGCTGCGGCCAAATATGATGGCGCACAACTTGAAAACTATATTCGTGCGGGTACACTTTTCTTAAACTCGGTATTAATTGATTTATTGATGGGTAAAAATCCAAAAGTTGTCGGCATATCTCTGAAACTGACCGACAGCGGCGCACATATTGAAGAAGTTAATTTTGATAAAGTCAAAGAAAAGGTTGAAGAAAACAAAGCATTGATTGACACAGTGGCTGATGCCTTTATTGTGGATCCCAAAAATGACTTCACTTGTAACTTTGCAGTAACATCTGGTGCAACATCTAAAGGCACCTTTACACAAGATGTTAAGGTTTTTGCTAAAGATAAACATACTGGTGACGGTTACAATTTTCAAATTAAGGCAAACTCATCTGAGAGTACTACCGGCAGCAACTTAAAATTTGAATTGACTATTCAGGGTAAAGGTGCTGCTCGTGGAGGTAAAGTTCCAGTTGAACTTGTTGTTACTCTTGTTAATAAGATTAACCGTGGTGCATTTGTAAATGACTATAAACAATATCCAAGAACAACAAAAGATTTTTTGGATAATTTGGAAAAGGGTAAAAATTATAAAAAAGTTTTTAATAAAGTCAAGGATAATTGCAAAGACATTGGTGTCAGTTATGAGGGATTTGTTGGAAATGTTACCGAAGCCTTTAATAATGGTGGCGCCATCGCAACCAACGCAACTTGTAAATTAATGGGATTAGAATTCTTGTATTTCCTTTTAACCATTGATGTAAAGAAAATGATGGGTATGATAACTGACATGTCATTTCTAGCACAGAAGAAAAATATCAAATCGTTTGATACTTTCGGTCCTTTTATAAAGATATCATAAAATGCCATTAACAGAATTTGATAAAGTTATGAAAGAATACCAGGATCTAGAAGATGATTTTGGTTTCTCTGCTGTATCCGAAGCGGAATACAATTCAGTAATCAACAAGACAGCCGAAACTGCTGATGATTATAAAACACGATTAGCGGAAGTGGAGAAGATGATTATCCCTTTCCTAAAGAAACTACATAGTACAGGTGATAAAGAATATATCTACTGGCCTAACCGTAAACCTGCAATTGAAAAACAAATAGAGAAGATATTAAAACTAACTAGAGGTTGATTATGAGTGCTACTGTGATTATACCAACTACGGGTGTACCGGAGTTGAAAGGGGCTGTTCAATCCATACTTGAACAAACCTATGAAACAAAATGTTATGTGGTTTCGGATGGTATGAAACACCATTCCAAAACAAGAATCATTACAGATGACTTCCTTTCCAGAAAGAATTTGGAAAGATGTTATCTACCCATCAATGTCGGTGCCAACGGATTCTATGGCCACCGAGTCTATGCTGCATTTACCCACCTGATTGACACCGAATATGTACTGTATTTGGATCAAGATTGTTGGATGGATCCAGAACATGTAGAAACATGTATCAACACAATCAAAGAAAAGAAACTTGATTGGACATATTCCCTTAGAAAAATTTGTGATAAAGATGGCAACTATATCACCAATGATGACTGTGAATCACTTGGTAAATGGCAAACTTACCATGGAATTAACCATATAGATACTAATTGCTATTGCCTTAGAACAGAAATTGCGATAAAATTAGCACAAGTATGGCATGGTGGCTGGGGACAAGATAGAGTTTGGTTACAGGCTCTCTCACAATACTTTCCTAACTTTGATTGTACTGGTAAGTATACAATGAACTACAGAGTAGATGGAAATCCAGGTTCTGTTAACGCAGACTTTTTCCATAATGGTAATAAAATAATGAATGACAAATATAATGGAGTTTTCCCATGGCGAAAAATTTAATAATCGGTGCATTTTCTGGTTACAACTACAATCAATTAAAACCTTGGGTTGAATCTATTGATTTGTGTGGCTTCAAAGGCAGTAAAGTAATGATTGTTGGTGATGCAGATGATGATACTTGTGCTCATCTCATACACCATGGTTTTGAATTGATTGCAATGCCAAAAATCAATGCACCAATTCATGTTGCAAGATTCTGGTCAATATATGATTATCTCTATCGTAATCCAATATATGATATCGTTGTAACCACCGATGTTAAAGATGTTTATTTTCAAAGAGACCCATGCAAATGGATTGATGATAACAGAGATGACAAATCTTTGGTGGCTGGTTCAGAATCTATTCGTTATCAAGATGAACCATGGGGCAATGAGAACTTACTTCAAACTTACGGCAATGATGTTTATAATAGATTCAAAGGCAACATCATTTTTAATGTAGGAACCATTGGTGGTAAATCCCATTATGTTAGAGATATGTGTTTCAACATATTCACCAATGCAATCAACAGGCCAATTCCTATCGTTGACCAGGCGGTCTATAATGTGTTATTGAACACACAACCATATAAAGATAATGTATTGTTCACTAATCAAGAAGATGGATGGGCAGTACAACTTGGTACAACTGGTGACCCATCAAAGATAAACCAATTTAGGCCATTCTTAACTGAACCAGAACCTATATTCAATTATCATTCCAAAACAATTACCACAACAGCTGGAATACCACATTGTATTGTACATCAATATGACCGTGTGCCTATTTGGAAAAGTTTGATGATGAATAAATTTGGCCAAGAAGAGGTGACATTATCTGGCCCAGAATATTTTACTTATAGGACAACTTAAAATGGATTTTGAACAAGAATATCAAGACGCCTGTTCCAGAAATACTGATATGCATGAGCATTTGCCGTGGATATCAGAACTAACTAAGGAATGCAATCACACTACAGAACTAGGTGTTGGTTCGGCTCAAAGTACCAGAGGGTTTTTGAGGTATGCCAGAGAACATCACAGTTATGAAATTGAACCATATGATTTTGCAATTGAATACTTTAGAAATGCAAAAAATGCTGGCCGTAATGTAACACTACATACAGCTGACACCAGAAAAATTGAGATTGCTGAAACTGATTTGATGTTGGTTGATAGTTATCATTCATATGACCAAGTTAAGATTGAATTGGAATTACATGCCAACAAAGTCAGAAAGTATATTCTATTCCACGATACGACTGCATTTGGTGACAGAGGTCAAGGTGGAGAAAACGGTGTTTGGCCAGCAATTCAAGAATTCTTGGATGCAAATACACAATGGGTGTTAGTTGAAAGAAGAACTAATAATAATGGTATGACTTTGATTAAGAGAATTGGATAAACTATGAAAACTTTGCTTGATATTATACATGAAAAGAATTTGAACAATGTAACTCATCCTGAGTTTGGTACAGATAAAGAATATGACCATATGTACTGCACTGGTTTCTATGATAAAGAATTCTTGAAGTACAAAGACAAAAAAATTATTTTATTGGAAGTGGGTATTGCTAAAGGTGGCAGTATCGTTCTATGGGATGAATACTTTGATGATGCTTTTATCTTTGGTATTGATAACCGTGAACAAGGCGCAATAGAGAAAACTAAACATTTATCTAATGTACAGATTCTATATGCTCATGCTTACAGTGAAGAATTTGTAAACAGTATACCGATGTGTGATATCATTATTGAAGATGGCTCACATCATTTTGAGGACCAAGTGAAATCAGTTCAACTGTATCTTAAAAAGTTGAAACCAGGTGGTGTCTTTATTGTTGAAGATATTGCAAAAATGGAATATTGTGATGAATTCAAAAAATATGTTCCAGATTCTATGACATATGAAGTGGTTGATGTGCGAGATATTTCTCCAGAACCAGATAGTATTCTGTTCGTTGTAAGAAACTAAAATGGCCGATTTATCATTTATACACATGGCCACCCCACACAAAGTGGTGGCCACCGATCATATCATAAGTAATCTGAGAAAGTATCATTCTGATGCCTATTATTTCTTGTCATCCGATGGCATTGATGATTTATCTGATATAGCCAAGAAATATAATTGTGAATATAAATTTTACGAAAATAGATTTGGTTCAACTAATGTAAATGGTGGTTATGGTTATCCAGTAGAAAAGATTATTGCTTGGTTGACCAGATTCTATGAAGTTTGTCTGCGGTGCAAGACATCACATATACAGATGATGGAAGATGATGTTTGGTTGTTGAAACCAGTTACTGTCAAAGATGAATGGGAATTGGCTGCACATTTGAATAAACCTGGTGATAATTTGATATCTGAGGTTGTGCATGATATGATTGAACAATATTCAGGCAAAAGGCCTTTGACAAAATATTTTGGTGCTGGTGGTGGAACAATATTTAAAGTATCTACCTTTATTGATAACTATGATAATGTTGTTAAATTCCTAAAAGAATATGGTGACCAAGTACGCAATTCATGTCCTCCATTCGGTTCGATAGATGTATTCATGGTTGTATATTATTTTCTATGTGGAAAAGATTATACAGTAAATCCATATATGGTAGATGCACACGCACATAGACCTGGATTTGATTTTGAAAGTTTCGTAAGTAATTTGTCTCCTGAAGTTGAGATTATTAACAACTATAAGAAATGGTATTGGAATGAGTGATATTAGTATTGTAACAGCATTTTTTGATATTGGTCGTGGTGATTGGACACCTAGCAAAGGCCTGCCGCATTATCTAGAAAGAAGCACTGAGACATACATTGAAAGATTTTCACATATGTGTAAATTGGAAAATGAAATTGTTGTATTAACTTCTCCACATTTGGTTGAAAGACTTGAAGAAGTTTGTGCAGATAGAATGGATAGAACTAAAATCATTGCTCTTGATGTACAGAAACAATTTGCCTCAATGAGAGAGAATATTGAAAGAGTACAAAAAAGTTCAGAATTCAAAAATGCAGTTATGCCATCACAATCAAAGAATCCAGAATATTGGAATCCTGATTATGTTTTGGTTACTGATTTGAAGGCTTACTTCACACACTATGCAATAGGCAAGAAATTAACAACCAATGATATGGTTGCATGGATTGATTTTGGTTATTGTAGGTCTGAGAAGAATATTCCACCAAGTAAAAAGTGGTCATATGATTTTGATCCAGAAAAGATTCATTTATTCTCATATAAAGATTTTGATAGAAGTACACCAGTATCTCAGGCAATTCTATCAAATGATGTTTACATTCTTGGTGCAAAGGTTGTTGCACATAAAGACAAATGGCCAATCTTAGAGGGATTGATGCGTGAATCTTTCAATAAGTTGTTGGATAATAATTTAGTTGATGATGACCAAGGCCTTTGGTTAGTTTCTTATTTGTTACATCCAGAAAGTTTTCAATTACACAAGATACCTGACCATCAATTAGGACATGATCCTTTTGTATTATTCAATGATTTTAATGAAATGTTAGAATTGCCTGCTGGTGAATCCCCACATTTTGCAATACTAGGCAGTAATTTAAATGAATACAATTATCAATAAAAGTTTCCTATGATAAGTATAATAATTATTGATTCTTTGTATTATGATTTAAGAGCACTTAAAAAAACAATGGAGACACTAGGAGACAAAGTTACTAAAATTTATTGGTTCTCTGACCTTCCTTTTCCTGAAGAAAACTTTTCTATACCTGTTGTATGGACCAAGATAAATAAAATAAAAAATTATAATGATGATTATGGTTATATAAGTTTAAAAATATGTCCACATGTGTGCATAGAGCCTTATAATCTAACTATACATAATGATGGATTTGCAGTTAATCCAGAAGCTTGGACTGACGAGTTCTATGAATATGATTATATTGGAGCTGTTTGGGGTGATGGTGTTATTGGTAATGGTGGGTTCACTTTAAGATCCAAAAAGTTATATGATGCTTTGAGGGATATGGATGTATCGTATACCACATTGCCTGAGGACGATATTATATGTAGAGTACACAGAAATACATTGGAATCGAAATACGGAATTAAATTTGCTCCGGAACCTATTGCCAATAGATTCAGTATAGAGTATAATCTGAGTTCGGAGTGGTTAGGTAAGAGTTTAGGTTTTCATGGGAAACATGGAATTCACAAATATTATGGAGATGGTTTATGGGAGTTTATGGGAAATACAATGAATGCTAATGAAATGGTTGATTATCTTTCTAGAGAAAAAATCAAGTATGTAAAAAATTATGATAATTATGTAGATGGAGAATTTGTTCAGTATTCTGGACAATTTTGGGATCATAAAGAAATGTCGGCCGCTATTGACACATTAATATATGGTGCTTGGGTAGTTTCTGGTGAAAAGGTTGAAAAATTCCAAAATGAATTTAGTAAACGGTTCAATGTAGGTTATTCACATATGGTGAACTCTGGTAGTTCGGCCAATCTGGTATTAATTTCTGCTATGAAAAAGAAATTTGCATGGCAGCCAGGTGATGAGATTATTGTATCTCCCGTTGGATTCCCCACAACTATTGCACCAATTGTTCAGAATGAATTGAAGCCAATCTTTATTGACATTGAATTGAATACCTTAAATTTTGATGTTAATTTGATTGAAGAAAAAATCACACCAAGAACCAAAGCAATATTTGTATCACCTGTTTTAGGTAATCCTCCAGACATGGACAAAATTGTTGCTCTATGTGAAAAGTACAATATAGTTCTATTAGGTGATAATTGTGATTCTTTAGGAACCAAATGGAACGATAAATTAATCACCGACTTATATTATGCTTGGACATCATCTTTCTATCCAGCACACCATATCAGCACGGGTGAAGGTGGTATGATATGTTCAAATGATGAAGAATTTATTAAACTTTCTAGAAGTATATCTTGGTGGGGCCGTGATTGTTATTGCATTGGCGCAAATAATATGCTTGAGTGTGGTACTTGTGGTAAACGATTTGACAATTGGATACCAGAATATGATGGTACTATTGACCACAAATACTTGTTTACAAATATTGGGTATAATCTAAAACCTTTGGATTTGCAAGGTGCTATTGGTTCCGAACAACTGTTGAAATTTGATATGTTGGAATCTAAACGCAGAGAATACAAAAATCAAATTCAGAAGATACTTGAAGATAATATCAAAGAAGTTAGAGTTATCAACTCACTGGAATCAGGTGATCCATCATGGTTTGGTGTTCCAATTTATTGTGAATCACAAGGCCTCAAAGAATTCCTGGTGTCTCATTTTGAGTCCAATAAGATCCAAACAAGAAATTATTTTGCTGGCAATATTCTTGTACATCCTGGTTTCAAACATTTGGATGATGCCAAAAAATATCCAAATTCAAATCTTGCTTTGACAAATGTATTCTTTATCGGTTGTTCACCTCTATACAATGATAAGATTTTGAGTTACATTGAAAAGGTTTGTAAAAAATGGAACGATTGATTGGTGTACTAGGTGCTGGATTTGTTGGAGGTCGTTATCACGAATTAACACCAAATTCAGTAACCAATGACAAATATGATTATGAACCTAAATCTGATGATATTGTTTATTTCATTTCAACCATAGACAATTATAATGTACACACTAATCCTTATTTGGACATAGATACAAATTTAACGGTTCTTATAAAAACATTGGAACACTGTAAAGGTAAACCTGTAACATTCAACTTTATAAGTTCTTGGTTTGTTTATGGTGATGTAGAATTACCAGCAAAAGAATCTTCATATTGTGATCCAAAAGGATTCTATTCCATCACTAAGCGTGCGGCCGAACAATTGTTGATATCATATTGCGAAACTTTTGATATTAAATATCGTATCATTAGGTTAGCTAATGTTTTAGGTAAGACTGATTCTAAAGTTTCCAAGAAAAAGAATGCTCTACAATATATGATTGAAGAAATTAAAAATGGTAGAGATGTTGATATGTATGATGGTGGAGAAATCTTTAGGGATTATATTCATGTTGATGATGTGGTACAAGCAATTAATCTTATAATTGATAATGGTGAATTGAATACCATTTATAATGTTGGTAATGGTAAAGAAATATACTTAAAAGATGCTTTGACTTATGTTAAAAATAAAACAGATTCCATGTCTATGTTAAAAAATATAGAATCAGCAAAATTTCACCAAAAAGTACAGACAAAGAATATGGTATTAGATATTTCAAAAATACAAAGATTGGGATACAAACCTAAATTTGATATCTACCAAGCTTTAGATACCTTGATATAATGTCTCAAGGTTACTTCCTAATTGCTATAGGTCAAAGATACATTCTTGAGGCCTCACTTCTAGCAAATACAATTAAGAAACATGATACAACAAGACCTATTTGTTTGTTAATCAATCCAGAAGATTTGGATTATGCAAAGTCTTTTGGTTGTTTTGATGAATATACTCCATTTGATACAACAGTGGATGAAGAAACATACAAAGATTGTAATAATAACTTTGAGAAATTTTGTATCTATGCCAGAGTAAATTTTGATAAGATTCTACCTTATGATGAAACAATCAATTTGGACAGTGATGTATTGTGTCAATACAATCCAGACCATCTTTGGGATTATTTGGCCAAATCAGAATTTCCAGTCAGAACACTAGGTAAGAAAAAGTGTGATGCACATTGGCATTGGAATCAAGGATACAATATCTCAAACATCGTAGGTAAGCATATACCTGCTGTCCATTGTGGGTTCATATATATTAGAAAGAGTAAAACTACACATAGGTTTTATGCATCAGTTAGAGAAAAGTTTTTGAACTACGACAAGTATGGATGTAAAAGATTCTTTAGAATGTCCAGAACAGAAGAAGCTTGTTATTCGTTGGCATTCTCTGAGTTTGATGTTAGTCCAATTGAGTACCATGAATATCCTGTAATGACATTCAATTTAGACAAGGACGAAATTTTACCATCAAAGAAACAAATATTGATAGATGATAATAATGTTCCCTTTGAGATGACAAATTACATTCCATTTATTCATATGTGGGAAAAAATGGAAGGTGATAATTTCAAATCGTTATATGAAAGAATTATGAAATGAATTTTTATGTAAGACAAACTGACGCCTTGGGTGATTTTTTGAATTGTGTTCCGGTATTGGCTGGCCTTCACAACAAATTTGGCAAATTTAATTTAATTGTTAAACACCAAACTGCAAAATTTAAAGGTTTTAAAGAATTCTTGATGTATCAGGATTTGTTTCATAATGTTTACTTTGACAATGAGTTTCAAGGTGAAGTAATCTATATGGACAATTGGGGTTCTGAAGGCGAATATAAAAGAAATCCTAATAGACCAATTGAAACCTGTAAATATGAAAACTTTCTAAAAGATATCTATAAACTGGATTTTGAAGTTGATGATAAGTTCATATTGAAATATCCAAAATGTGATGTAGAAATCAAAGACACTTATTATGTTGGTGACCGATGGGATCACTTCAGTACCGATAATAGAAGAAAAACAAACATTCTATCTCACCTCAAAGATTTTGAATTTATTGATTTCAATAATGACCTATTGACGAATTGTTACATCATCAAAGAATCTAAAAAACCATTTATCACAAACTTTACTGGTGTCGGCATGATGGCTGATTTACTTGATAAAGAATTGTTTTGTGTTTGGAAACCAGAAGATTGGAATCCTGAATGGATTGTTGGTGATGGCATTACATGGGACAATGGAAAGAACATCAACCAAGTATTTGAGAAACACTTCTATCTGGACCGAAAAGCAAAATTAGTTCATGCAAGTGAATTGGAAAAATACCTATGATTATTAATGTTAAACATGGAGTTTTTGGTGATGGTGTAAAAAACGGTGATTTGATTGCCGTGGCCAATGTTGTTGTATATCTTAGAAAAGAACAAAATAATCCAGATATAAAATTTTATATGGAACCTGGTTCTGTTAGTATGGTTGATTACATACAAAAATTTTATCAATTTATTTTGAAGAATACAGACTTCTTTTCAGAAACTCCCGGAGACACTACATTACCTTGGAAGAGGGTAAATCTATGGGACTTCCGTGATATTATTGGTGACAATGTTAACATAAAGAATTCATTAATAATGGAAAAGAAAATTGTTGTATTTCCAATATTTGATGCACCATACAATGTTTACAGAAATTGGCCACAATCTGTACTTGAAAAGATTATCTCCGAATATTCAACCGAAGAATACAATAATTATGAAAAAGTTGTTTGTGGTATGGAACAATTCAGGGGAAGATGTACCTTTCCTGGTTGGGAATATTCATCCAACTTCATGCACAACATACAACATATAATGACGGCTGAAACATATATTGGTGGTGATACTGGTACTTCACATTTCGCATGGTCACTTGACAGAGCACCTAAGAATCTGTTATACTACAATTCAAGCAGAGGACTGCTACATTGTTTACCATTTCATTTGTTGGATGGTAAAGGTAAAATAGTTAGATATTGGTTAGATTGCGAAGGCACAACTTGGGAATAAAATGAATAAATTAGTTATTTTTGACCTTGATGGTGTAATGATAGATTCCCGTGAGATGCATTATGAAACACTTAATGCGGCTCTACTTAAAGTTACAGACACATCAAAATATATAATTACCCGTGAAGAACATCTATCAAAATATGATGGCTTGAACACCACAAGAAAACTACAGATGTTGACGGCAGACAAAGGTCTACCAGTTGAATACTATAATGAAATTTGGAGAGAGAAACAAGAAGAAACATTTAAGTTAATTCCTAGTTGTCCAAGAAATAGTTCAGTTCCATGGTTGATGAATCAATTGAAGAAAAGAGGATGGAAGGTTGCTGTTGCATCTAATAGCATCCGTGAAACAGTTAAGATTGCTCTTAATTCAATGAATATAATTCAATATGTGGATTACTTTGTAAGCAATGAAGATGTTTTTAATCCAAAACCATTTCCTGAAATGTATTGGCAGTGTATGACAAAGATGAAATCTTTGCCTAAGAACACTATCATTATTGAAGATTCACACATAGGTCGTGAGGGTGCCATCAATTCTGGTGCTCACCTTTATCCAGTAAAAGATGCATATGATTTAGAAGGGACTAAGTTTTTAGATATGATTGATAAGTTTAACATTAACGATACAACGATTCCGTGGCGTGATGAGAAATTGAATGTTCTTATTCCTATGGCAGGTGCAGGTTCCAGATTTGCTCAGGCAGGTTACACATTCCCAAAACCATTGATTGAAGTTAATGGTAAACCCATGATTCAAGTGGTTGTTGAGAATTTGAACATTGAAGCAAACTACATTTTCTTGGTTCAAAAAGAACACTATGAAAAATACAATTTAAAATACTTGCTTAACTTGATTGCACCTAATTGTACAATCGTTCAGGTTGATGGTATAACAGAAGGTGCAGCTTGTACTACATTATTGGCTAAAGAATTTATTAATAATGATGCACCATTGATTATGGCAAACTCAGACCAATATGTTGAATGGAATTCAAATGAATGTCTATATGCTTTTAAGGCAGATTCAATTGATGGTGGCATGCTTACATTCCAAGCCACACATCCTAAGTGGTCATATGCCAAATTGGATGACAATGGTTTTGTTTCGGAGGTCGCAGAAAAGAAAGTCATCTCCAACCAAGCAACGGTGGGAGTTTACTACTGGAACAAAGGTTCTGATTATGTTAAGTATGCCGAACAGATGATTGACAAGAACATCCGTACAAACAATGAATTCTATGTTGCACCTGTATTCAATGAAGCGATTGAAGATGGTAAAAAGATTCGTGTCAAACAAGTTACGGGTATGTGGGGAATTGGAACCCCAGAAGATTTGAATTACTTTTTGGCGCACAAAAAATGAAAGTAGCAATAGTATTAACTGGCCATATGCGCCATTGGAAAGAAGTTCTACCTAATTTCAAACAACGATTTATTGACAAATATAATCCGGATATCTTTATCAATACATGGAGTGAAGAAGGATGGTATGGTCTAACTGCTGGTAATGATGAAGAAGGTTTTATTGAAGGCACACCAGGAATAGAACATGGTATTATTGCAGAGGCGTATGGTGCCAAAGCTGTGGCAATTCAAAACTTTGATGACTACAGAGAGAATTTCTTAGAACAGATAAAGAGATATCCAAACTACAATCATAGGTCCTTGAATATACTTTCAATGTTCTTTAAGATGGGTCAGGGCATTTTGATGCTTGAGGACTATATTATGAAAACAGGAACACAGTATGATTTGGTGATACGAACCAGACCAGATATGTTGGTGCACCAAGAACTTCCTGATTTTGATCCAAAACATTTCTATACCGTTTTTCATCCAAATCATACTGGCCAAGGCACTGGCGATATGTTACAAGTTGGTAATGCATTTAGTGTTATCAATTTCTGTAAAGCTATTTGTTACCTACCAATGATATATGATAAAACAAATCTATTGTGTCCACATACTGCATCTACAACCTTTATTGAAATGTTGAATTTGCCGTGGCAACAAATACATCTGAATAAGGAATTCTATAGATGATAGTGATAGCTCACCGTGCTCTACTTGATGGTCCTGATAAGATATTGGAAAACAATCCAAAACAAATACGATATTGTTTATCAGAAGGTATTCCATGTGAAATTGATGTTTGGTGGCACCATGACAGTTGGTGGTTGGGACACGATAAACCTCAATATGAAACAACTATTGAATTTCTGTCACAAGATGGCCTATGGATTCACTGTAAGAACCTGGATGCATTGAATCTACTAAGGGAAGAAGGTGTACATTGTTTCTGGCACCAGAAAGATGATGTTACTTTAACCAGTTGGGGATACATCTGGACCTATCCTAAGATAAAGCAATTGTTTCCTAAAAGCATCGCTGTTTTACCGGAAATAGGTGAAGGTCAGTGGGATTATGTAAAAACATTGGACATCACTGGAGTTTGCACGGATTTTGTCAATAAATGGAATTCCTAATCGTATAAATAAGCCCATTGGCAACCAAAGTGTGTTGCATTTCTAGAGGTACAATCAATGTTAACATTTCAGTCTTTCTTAAAAGAAGAATCCGAAGGTTCGGAACTTAAGCATATTCACCATGCCGAAGACCGTCCTTTGATGCACGGCCATGCCGGTTTTGAACACGCTCATGAAGCACTAATGAAAGCTCATGCACACATGAAAGCTGGTGCAAGTCATAGTGACTTGACAATGAAGTATGATGGCTCTCCATCCCTTGTCTTTGGTCACCATCCAAAAAATGGTAAGTTTTTTGTTGCAACTAAGTCGGCTTTCAACAAAGATCCAAAAATCAATCACACAGAAAAAGACATTGACAGAAATCATGGCCATGCACCTGGTCTTGCAAAAACACTTAAACACGCACTCAAACATCTACCAAAAGTAACACCAAAACATGGTGTTTACCAAGGCGACTTGATGCACCATGCAGAAACCAAAAGTTTACATGAAGAAGTTATTCTAGAGGCCAAAGGTACTAAAGTATCTTTTACACCAAACACAATCACTTATACACCTAAAAGTAAAGAAGATACTGAAAAGGTCAAGAAATCTAAAGTAGGTATTGTAGTTCATCAGAAATATAGTGATGACATGAAAAGTGCTTCGCCTCATGTTGACCACCACAATTTCAAAGAACATCCAGATGTACACATCCACGGTGCAGAACATGACACCAGCAAAGTTAAACATTCTGATGCAAACGAAAAGAAATTCCAGTCTCATATGGCTGCTGCAAAAGAAATCCATAATACACATGGCCACAAAATGTATGATGCAGTACACCACAAACATGGTGGTGAAACTGGTCACTTATCTACATACATCAATAAAACAGTTAGACATGATGAAGTTCCATCTGTTAAAGGTTTCAAAGAACATCTACATGATGCACATGAAAAACAGGCTGCTAAAGTTAAAACTGAAAAATCTAAGGCAGAAAAAACAGGTGAAGGCAAGTCACAGGTTGCTCATGTAGAGAAGCATAAGTCACATTACGGTCATTTGTTTGCGATGCACCACCACCTACACCAAGCCAAGAATGCGTTGGTAAATTCTTTGGAAACACATGAAGGTCGTTACCACCACCACATTGAAGGCAAGAAGTCTAAGCCAGAAGGTTTCGTTGTACATCACAATAATGAACCAACTAAATTGGTCAACCGTGCAGAATTCGCCAAACAAAATCTGTTAAAAGTCCGTAAATGAAGTCATTTTTAGATATATTACAAGAAGAAAAGACAGGTGAAAAACACCATGTCTTTACTTTTGGTAGAATGAATCCGCCTACCTCTGGCCACTTGAAGTTAATTGATAAAGTTAAAGAAGTAGCTAAGAAGCAAAATGCGACACATACTGTTGTAACTTCTCATTCCCAAGATGCAAAAAAGAATCCTTTGTCGGCCGCACAGAAGGTTAAACATCTAAAGAGATATTCTCCAGATACTAATTTTCATGCATCATCAAAAGAACATCCTACATTCTTACATCATGCAGCTGAACTACACAAAAAAGGTGTAACTCATCTGCACATGGTGGTTGGTTCTGACCGCACACATGAAATGAAAGCTAAATTGAACCAATATAATGGTTCACATGAAGGTGCTTTATACCATTTCAAAAAGATTCATGTACATTCTGCTGGCCACCGTGATCCAGATGCAGAGGGAACAGAAGGTATGTCTGGTACCAAGATGCGTGAACACGCTAAAAATAAAGATGTTGCCAAGTTTAAACAAGGCGTTCCACACCATGTTTCTGATACTCATGCAAAAGAATTGATGCATGACACAAGAAAAGGTATGGGATTACACGAATCTTACAACCGTGGTATATTCAAAGCCATTTTTGTAACAGGTGGACCAGGTTCTGGTAAAGATGTTATCATCCGTGAAGCAATTGCTGAATCAAAAGCAGTAGAGTTGAATTCTGTACAAGGGTTTGACTACCTAATGGATAAACAGAAGTTGGCCGAAAAATCTAATGACTTCCGTAGAGAAGCAATCAGAAATCGTGGTCCATTAATCATTAATGGACCTGCTGATGACCATTCTCGCATCATTACAATCAAGGAAGAATTAGAAGAACTTGGTTATGAAACAATCATGATATTTGTTAATACCACAGATAGAGCCAGTCAGGAAAGAAATCAAAGACTGACAAAAATGATTGCCGAATCAATCAGACGGGAAAAATGGGAACTTGCTCAATCCTGTCAGGAATCTTACAAACAAAATTTTGACAATTTCATATACTTCGACAATAGTTCCGAAATTGAATCAATTGAAGAAGATATTACTGAGACCTATAAAAAAATAAATACATTTATAGAAAGTAAAAACTATGGCGAAATTTCTAATTCTTGGTTGGAAAATCATGATAGATTGAATGCCAATAAACCATTTAATTATTTTAAGGAAAATTATCATGCTAAAGAAAATACTAGACTGGTTGAATCCAGCACCAAAGGCAGCACCCCAAAACTCCGTAGTGGAGGAGGTCCAAAAGCCGATGGTCCAGGAGACATTACCCCAGACAACAGAGCAGGTGACTCCAACTCCGGTGACATCAAGTGGGACGGAAACAAAAAACGAGGTAGTTACACCTTCAAAACCTACAGCGAAGAAAACAGCGGACCCAAAATCAAAATCTTCCCTGAGCCAAAAGAAAGTAATTTCTCCAAAGACAAAGAAGTAATAAAGAAGAAAAAGAATACCGATGTTCCTACAGTAAGTCAAAGACTAAGGAATGTAACGACCATCGGTCCAGAATTTGATACACGCCAACAGGGAACAGTATACCCTATGTCTGGTCTAGGCGATGTAACATATAGAGAACAAGTAGACTTTAAGAATTTTAGAAAAAAAGTTATAGAAGCAATTGACGATCCTGGTGCTTGTGATATGGGTGTTGCTGGAACTTTGGGTGGTGCATCCAATAAAGAACCTATGCAATCATATAAAGACCAAGATAAAAATATAACAACTGTACCTAAGAAGAAAAAGAAATGAAAACTTTCAAAGAATTTTTATACGAAGTAGATGCATTAACTATGAAACAAGACGCTCAAGAAATAAAGCGTCAGAAAAAACATTTGGCTGACAAAGTTAAAGAATATCAAGACCAAGCTGATAGAGAAAAGATGTATGGTCATGGTGGTTCAGCTGAAGCTAAAGGTGAAACATTTAAATTGGCCGCCAATAATATTAAAGAATCTTCACCAGCATGGCAACGTTCCGCTGGAAAAGATCCTAAAGGTGGCTTAAATAGAAAAGGTATTGCTTCGTATCGCAGAGAAAATCCAGGTTCTAAACTGTCAATGGCTGTTACAACAAAGCCATCTAAGTTGAAAGCTGGAAGTAAAGCTGCAAATAGAAGAAAGTCATTTTGTGCCAGAATGTCTGGGATGAAAAAGAGATTAACGTCTGCTAAGACAGCTAATGATCCTGATTCAAGAATCAATAAGTCTTTGCGTAAATGGAATTGCTAAACGGAGAACAACAATGATAAATTTCAATAAAAAAGATCCAGTTGCTGATATAATCAGAGGCATTATGGAAAAAGAATTAAAAGGTAATCAAACAAAATTGGACAAGAACCATAATGGTAAACTTGATGGCCAAGACTTTAAGATTCTAAGAGGTCAAAAAAAGGCAACTGAAGAAGTTGAATCAATTGATGAAATCTCAACAAAAACTTTAGCGGGTGCCGCCAAAGCCGCATCTGATCCTGATTCTGATTATTATTATGGAAAATCACATGATGCTCAGAAATTTGTTGACCATGCTAAAAAAACTAAAGATGCAAAATCTGCCGCTGCCGTGCAAGGTGCCGCTGATAAAAGCCATTATCCAAGAGATAATCACACAAGCGGATATGATAAACTTACATACAGAACACCACCAAGAGTAACTGCCGCAGGAAAAGCTAACAAACAAGATGTAAAAACATTAAAAGGCAAAATTCAAGGTCGAAATGAAGATGTTGAACCAGTTGAAGAAAATGCTTTTGACTATAAGAGTCCTCGTCAACCAGAACCAAATGGTGGTTCAGGTGTAAAAAAAGGTTCACGTTACGGTGGTTCTAAACAAAAAGAAAAACCAGAACAAGAAGAACCAAAAGAAAAAATGACTTTGAAGAAAATGAAAGAAAGATATGAAGAACCAATCATTGATGAATTGATTAATGAAGTTCTTTCTAAAGATGCAGATGCTGGTGATTATATTCATGATTTTGTTCATTCAGATAATCCAAAATTCGAAGGTAAGTCTAATGCAGAACGCAAGAAAATGGCTCTTGGTGCTTACTATGCAAAACAGGATGAAGAAGCAGTACAAGAAGGTTATCCGGTGAGTCCGGGATGGCCAGCCTTTAAGAAGAAAAAAGCCAAAGAACCAGTTGATGCAAAGGATTCTAAGGTACAAGAAGGTTTGAAGTCTGTTGTTAAGAAAACATTCAAGGCCTTGACTGGTGGTTCTGATGAGGACCAACGCAAAGACCTACAACGCAAGATGGGTGTACCAGAAACTGGTAAGAAACCAACTAAAGAAGAAGTTGAACAGCTAGGAGAAGGTGGAATTGGTGATTTACCCAATAGAGGAATGCTCGGCACAGATACAGAGGGACCACATGGAGTTTATCATAGTAGTGGTACCAAACTTAAAATAGTAAGCAAACACAAAACACTGGATAGTGCATTAAAACACGTAGATAAATTAAGAAAAAAATCAGGTAAAGCTGACCATTTTTATGGACATTTATCATTACATGGACCAGACCAAGGAAAAATTCCAAGCCAGTTTCACGAAGAAGTTGTAATGGAAGGTCGTCCACCAACATCACAAATGGATACTCCTTTTGTTACTGACGGAGAAAATAAACCTCTGAATAATGCTAAAGAACTTGCTGCAAAGACTATGAAAAGAATGAAAAATGAAATGCTTGGAAAAACAGGAACATCTGAATAAGGCACAAAATGAGCAGAGCACAATTAATTAAATCATTAATTAAAGGTACTGGTATTTCAGAGGATGCAGTCTTGGACAAATATCTTATGTCTAGAGGAATTAATCCAAAATTTGCCACGAAAGACCAGAAAGTTTCTCATTCTAAAACAGGAGCCTTCATCACCTGGAAGAATTCTAGAATGATAGAAGATACATTAGAAGAAAGAGTTGACAAGAAGGATACTGTCACATTGGACATTCCATTGCTTATTCGTGTTTTAGAATTATCCAGAGAAGATATCAAAACTGATATGGACTTGCACCGTGTTGTAGAGAAGTTAATTAACATTCGCAATAAAGGTATGTTGACAATGAAAGACTATAATTACATTGCTAAAATTCATGAAGAAATTTTTAGTGAAAATCACATTGCTGTTGCCATGGGTAAAGAAATGGATGACGAGGGCAGTATGATTATGAATCAGTTGGATCAGATGGACCGTTCTATCAATATGATGCGTGGTGTGGTGAAAGATCCAAACATGCAGATTCCTGCTTGGGTTCAATCTAAAGTAACTTTAGCCGCTGATTATATTGAAACAGTTGCTAGTTATATGTCCAGCAAGACCGAAGAAGTTGAACAGGTTGATGAAGAAGTCAAAGACGAATATGCCCGTAAGGTTAACAAGTATTTGAAAAAGAAACACAACAAAGAAAAAGTTGAATTGGATGAATTGACAAAGAGTACTCTTGGAAAATATGTAAATAAAGCAAGAAGTGACCGTATGGATGCGTTACATAGTAGTTATAGAAATGCAGACGATAATTACGAAGCTGATGAAAAAGACAATAAACGAGTGGAAAAAAGAGACCGAGGAATCAATTTAGCTAGAGCAAAAATTAACAAGTTTGGAAAATCTGGTAATACCTTTGCAAAAGTAAAAGCAACTGAAGAAGTTGAAGAACTTGATGAAGTATCAACAGACGGATACCACAAAGCTGCTGTTAAGAGTAGAATGGATGCTGCAGTTAAAGTAATGTCTAGTATGGGTTCAGATAAACAAGCAACTACAAAACTTAATGCTCGTAATGCTGGCCTGAAAAGACTTGGTGATAGAACATCAGCAGAAATGAAAAAGGCAAACTCTGGTCCTCAAAAACCAATCCCATCAACTCATGATGGAAATGACCGTGGATATGGTAAAGGTCGTTACATGGGTGATTCAGTAGAACATGATGAAGAAGTTGTTGCAGAAGCACAATCTGCTGCGGTTCGTTGGCAAAAGGCTTTAGAAGCTGCTAAAAAGAAGCGTGAAGAAGAAACAGCAAGAAATGCAGAGAATGTGAAGCGTGCTCTTACTCCTGTCAAAGAAGATAAGTTTCAAGATTCAATGGCTGCAACACAAACTGTAGGCATGGAAGTGGATAATCCATCAGATGCTGATAGAAAAAGTCAGAGGTCTAAATCTGCTCGTATAATCAAATCCATATACAAAAGAAAAAATATGAAAGAAGATTTGTACGACCATGAGAAGGACGACAAACCAGCTGCAACTTATGGTAAGAAACCAAAGATGAGTGTAACAAAACCAACTGATAATGTCGGCGAGAATAAACCAGACGCTGCCGCTATCTTGACAGGTGGAAAAACATTAACAGGTCAAACAAGAGATACTATTGAGATTGACCCAATGATGAAGAAGCGTCCAGGATCTGATCCTACTGGTAAAAACAAATAAGATAAATACAACATAACCCTCGGTTAAAAGGAGAATAAAATGTCATCTTGGGGAAATAACGATAATGCAGCTAACGCACCATACTGGGCAGTTAACTCAACGATTGTCAACGCAGCAGGTGTAAAAGGTGCTGCAGCTGCACCTACAGCCGCAAATGTGGCATTACTGTATGCAAATACAACAGCAAACGTCTATACCAGCCGTACAACTATTGGTTTGTTTGCAATTGATGCAGCTGAACAAGCCAACAATCAACAAAATGATGCTATCTCACACACAGGCTGGGTTTTGAAAACCACTGGCCAAGGTGGACGTGCTGGGCGTACACAATATGAAACATTGGTTGTACTATCAACTGTTACCGGTGACGGCGACAATATTACAATTGCTAACACAGCCAATCCTTAATTGAGATGGACACTTAACGGTGTCCTCATTTAACTATGTTTGATGATTTGAATGAAGATAATTTTTTAATGTATGCGGCTAAGTGTTATACATCACCGCATTGTATTATGTCAGAATTTGAGGGAGATATTAAAAGAACAAAATACCTGAAAAGGTTATTTCGTAGATATAAAATCACTAAAACAATCAAAGAAAGACTTATCTTAAATCATATCATCTTATTGAACAATGTTTTTGGTACTGAAGCAACTGCAAGAATATTGTTCTATAAGACCGATGAACGTGATTATGATATACTGAAAACCTTTTTATCTTATTTGAACCTTGCGCCAGATATGGTGTATGGCATACAAGGTAAAAATATATTAGTAACGGATATTCAAATAGATAAAAATGTCGCAGAGATATTAACAAAGATATGAAAACATTCAAACAATACTTAGATGAAAAAGGAAGATGCTGGCCAGGTCATAAACCTGTACCAGGAAAGAAACCTTTTTCTCCGGGTAGTTGTAAAAAAGAAGAAGTTGAAACTGTTGAAGAAGATTTGCGTAAATGGTTTAAACAAAAATGGGTTCGTATGGACACCAAAGGAAATATTAAAGGTGATTGTGCTCGTGATCCAGGTGAAGGCAAACCAAAATGCCTTCCACAAGCAAAAGCACATTCACTAGGTAAAGAGGGAAGAGCTTCAGCGGCACGAAGAAAACGTAGAGAAGATCCAAATCCAGAACGCCGTGGTGCACCAATTAATGTTAGGACAAAGTAATGAAATCATTCAGAGAATTTAGAGAAGAACACTTAGAAGAAAAAAATGTTCCGACAAGTCCTGAAAAATGGGCTAGAGCAAAATCAGCTGCAAAATCTAAATTTGCTGTATATCCATCTGCATACGCTAATGGTTGGGCTTCAAAGAAATATAAAGCAATGGGTGGAGGTTGGAGAGCAACATCAGAAGAAACTGTACAAGAAGATGGTATGGGTGGTGGTGTTGCACCAACAAATGCAGTCGGTGGTGGAAACATCGCTGGTACCGGTGGTGCTGGTGGAGAACCTGGCGTCAATCCAAAAAAGAAAAAAGGTCCTGTACTAATACAGATGGCCAAACGTAATACACCAAAGATGTAATCATGTGGATGTTGCAATGGTTGCCTAATTGGATTTTCTACGCCGTGTTAATAACCGGCGTTTTTGGTTTGGCCGCTTCATATCTAATTAGATTCCTTAGCTTCATTCCCTTTCTGTACATCTATAAAACACCAATACAACTTGGTTCTATTGCAGCAATAGTCATTGGTACTTTCATGTCTGGTGCAATATATGATAATGATGCATGGGAAGCAAGAGTTAAAGAGATGGAAGCCAAAGTTGCTATTGCTGAAACACAATCAAAAGAAGAAAATGTAAAGATTGTGGAGAAAGTTGTTACAAAGACACAAGTGATTAAGACTCGTGGCCAAGACATTGTTAAATACATTGATAGAGAAGTGGTCAAATATGATACCAAATTTACTTCTGGCGGAGAATGTGAAATACCGAAAGAGTTCATAAAATCAATCAATGATGCAGCAGAGGCAC